ACTAACGTACTAGCATTTATCGACCTTACACTCGATACGGTATCAACTATTGTTATTAACTTACCTGTAGGCTACGGATCAATCTATCCGTGAGCATAGCCGCCGGATCGCCGCGCTATTCGCGAGATCGCCCATCGACAAAGAAAAAGTGCGTAAAATAAAGAAAAAACTCCGGTTCGAGAGACCGGGGCGTTAAACTTTTTCAATTTATTCAGCTTCATTATTCTGAACAACTTGGTACTTATGACCAAGAGCGAAAGTCTTAGACGACGTCGTAAGATGCAACGCGAATTCGCGATTCACCTCATACGAGCAATAAATCAACTGATTACCGTTGACATTAATAACATCCTCCAAGGCAACCAAAGTTGACTTGCCAAAGAGATTGATCTGTCTCTGACCTGGACCAGAAGCCATGTGCATGGCTTTCAAAAACTTATGGAACTGCATACTCTTCTTGTACACAATACTGTCATACTTGATATGACCAGGCTGCAGCTTCACATTAGACGCTCCAACACAATTCCAAAACATCTTGGGACCCGGCGGCTCCGTCATATACTGAGCGCCAAGTCCTGTCAAATTAGACGCACGAGTAGTAATAACACCAGACATGTCTGGAACACTCTCAATAAAAACGACGTTTCCAACACGTGCGCGAGGAGCTCCACCGTTAAAACGATAAAGCTTACCCATCAGCGGATTCGCATCAACAGCATCAGCAGTTGTACCTCCACTGCTAGCAAGAGAACGGTTCTGAATCTTCAAATCAGACTTAGAAAAAATGTTAACTGTCTCGTTCTCCAATTTCAGTTCAGCACGAAACTGAAAAAATTGAGTATTGTTCTCCTCCTCCTGATAAAGAACAATGGAGGTAGGCATCAACACATTAAGTACATCACCGCCATTGGCTCCAACAGCGGCATCGTACATAACGTTATACAAACCTGGCCAAAGAGCAGTAACAACCGCCTGCTGATCACCAACGATCTGGTAAATACTAGTATTAGTCCCAAACGGTGTAGTATACGTCACAGACGTATCAACAGCACCAGTCTCCTTGTTCTGTCGAACAATGACCATACGCCACATGTTGGACGTATTAGCCTGATACCCACGAATACCTTCATGAATATCACGAACAATGACGCCAGCTCTCGCAAAAAGCTTGCGAAGAAGTACTTGACACAGCAATTCAAGCGTTTGAATACCACTGAAAGTGGAATGACCGATGTACACACAGTCAGGATCACTGACCGTGCCACGGATTTCCGTCGTATGACGAAAACCTTTCGTGGCATACACATCGCCCTTAAAACGCTTCGGTCTTTTAAACGGACCGACAAGACGGGCATTAGGACCACCCGTATTACGTCCACGGGCAGACGTGCTCATTCCGCGCTGAATTGAACGCACAGCGCGATACCCACGATAAAGACCAAGAGCCGCACGACCCACCGGATGAGTCGACGCAATCGCCGACGCAGCTTGGCCGAAGAGGTTTCGGGCAAGTCCTCTGGCAGGAGAGCGTCGGGATCGGGGAACTGAAATGACTCGTCCTGCTGTGACACGACGAGACGGTTGCGGAGGAGTGTAAAACGACACCGTTTTACGCTTAGCCATTTCGGAAATTTCGGAACACACCCCCCGTAATATTAGGGGGGTGTGGGGAGGAGGGAGGATTAAAAGAGAGAGTTTCAGTTAATCCTGAAATTTCAATTTAATTTAACGCTTTGGTTAAATTGCAGTCACACGGACTGCGCCACACGATGCCGTCGTTCTACAATGGAAAACAGTTCTTTCTCACCTATCCCCGCTGCGAGCGTTCTCCCGATGAGCTGGCTAGCTTCTTGCAAAGCATGGGCACCTGCACCTACTACATCGTTGCCCGGGAGAAGCATGAAGACGGCACACCCCATCTGCACGCATGCGTTCAATATGTCGAGACCATGCGTGGAGGCGTCAGGCTTTTGGACTTCGAGGGTCATCATCCCAACAAGCAGGATCCTCGCAAGTTCGAAGCCTGCAAGCAGTACTGCAAGAAAGACGGCGACTTCATCGAAGGCCCGCCGGATGCGATCATTCGTGCTGCACTCGCAGGGCTGGCGCCCAGCGAGGTCGTCCGCACGTTCACCGACAAGGCCCAGTGGTTCGATTGGTGTATCAGCAAACGTATCACGCATGGCTACGCTGAATGGTACTGGAATTCAACTCGTGAACATGACCTCACCATCACTGACGAAACTGTGGTTGCCGGACAAATGTGTCAATCTCTGGCAAGCTTTGCTTTCGACCGAGACCAACATCGGGTTCTTGTGCTCAAAGGAGAGTCTGGATGCGGTAAGACCACCTGGGCCAAGACGCATGCGCCTAAGCCTGCACTCTTTGTGAGCCACATCGACAGCTTGAAGCGTTTCCAACCCGGCTACCACAAGACGATTATCTTTGATGACGTGGACTTTAGTCACTACCCACGCACGGGCCAGATTCACATTGCTGATTGGGAAAACGCTCGGGCCATCCACGTGCGCTACGGCACAGTCGAGATCCCGGCTGGCACGTTCAAGATCTTCACGTGCAACGTCGATCCACTGACTCTCTCTGACGAGGCCATCCGCCGCCGTGTGAAAGTGGTGAACGTTAAATAAAGATGTTCTATGGAAACAAAGGTGTCCCTAACCACACCACTTCCACCACACCACTCCCCCCTACCCCCTAAACTAACCCCTACCCTAACGGACCCTGCGGGGCTTTATGGGAAAACCTGGCTATCACCTTGGCGGGGGTAGCGAGGACGCTACACCCCACCAAGGCCCGCCCAGGAGGTTTTTATACGCTTAAAATGATCAGCGTATTTTTTCTGAGTATTTTGGTAAAGCTCTCTTCACGTGAACTTCACTCTTTTCAATAAGGTTCATCAGGTGCACCCACAAGGTGACCATTTTGACTGGTGTAGGGTATATCTGGGGGAGGAAACCTGTAGTGTACTACAATGTGCTCGACTAACGTACTAGCATTTATCGACCTTACACTCGATACGGTATCAACTATTGTTATTAACTTACCTGTAGGCTACGGATCAATCTATCCGTGAGCATAGCCGCCGGATCGCCGCGCTATTC